TCGCCGCCGCCGAGGCGTGGGCAGCCGGCCAGGCCGTCGAGGTCTACCCGGCGATCGCCGGCCAGAAGTCGCCCGCCCCGACGGCGAGCAACGAGCAGGCCCGGATGACGATCAACCTGTACGGGACAAGCGAGCCCGAGCTCGACGGCGTCGTCGCCGCTTGATGGACGACATCGACGGCTGGCTCGACGACTACCAGCCGCGGACCGTCCCCGCGGCGGTGTGCAACCGGAACGACCTGTTCGACGAGCACACCGCCGCACAGGCCGCTCTCAGCGCCGCGAGCGACCCGAGCGACATCCAGGCCGCGGCCGAGCTCGTCGCCGAGCTCGAAGCGAAGATCGAGGCGGCCACCCGGACGTTCACGTTCCGGTCCGTGTCGACGCTCGAGTGGGCGGACCTCATCGCGAAGCACCCGCCGACCGATGAGCAGCTCCGTTCCGATCCGCTCGCCGACCACAACGCCGAGACGTTCCCGCCGGCGGCGGTCGCGGCGACATCCGCGGACGGGCTGACGGTCCCGCAAGCGGAAACGATGCGCCGGAAGCTCCGGCACGCCGAGTGGCTCAAGGTCTGGGGCGCGGTCCTGTCCGCGAACCTGGGGGTGCTCGAGACCCCAAAATCGTTGCTGGCTGGCGTCGTTCTCCGTCGGAACGGCGGATCCGGAACTACGTCGGCCCCCGAGGCATCCCCCGCAGCGTCTTCCTAGGGCGCCCCTGGCCGGCGCCGGGTGAGCCCATGTGGCTCCCCGGTGACATCCGGGCCGCGCTCGAGTGGCAGGCCGAGCAGGACTTGAAATGCCCCGGGTGCGGGCACCGGCGCGTCGAGTCGATGGCCGACGAGGACCACGGCCCCGACTACGTCGGCGACTCGGTCCGGTGCCGCGGGTGCGAAGCCCGCGACGCCGTCGCCCGGGCCGCCCGCGAGAACGCCAACGGCGACCCGCTGTCCGGCATGTACTTCGTCGCGAAAGAGGTGCACACCAATGGCCACTCGTGACCTGACCGTGCGCCTCCGGGCGGACGTCGAGGGCTACAAGCGGGCGATGCGAGACGCCGCCAAGGCGACCGGCGATCTCGAACGTCAGGGCCTCGCTGTGCAGCGTGCCGGCCGGGCGATGTCCAGCTTCGGGGCCGAGCTCACGAAGTCGGTCACGCTGCCGATCGTCGCGGTCGGCGCCGCGGCGGTGAAGATGGCGACGGACTTCGACGCCACGTTCGCTCAGATGCAAGGGCTCGCTGGGGTCACCGCCGACGAGGTCGACGGGCTCAAGGAGTCCGTGCTCGGTCTCGCCGGCGAGACCGGCCGCGCCCCCCAGGAGCTCGCGGAGGCCCTGTACTTCATCCGGTCATCGGGGATCGAAGGACAACGCGCGCTTGAGGCGCTCGAAGTGTCCGCGAAAGCCGCGGCGTCTGGTCTCGGGTCGACCGAGGTCGTCGCCGACGCCGTGACCAGCGCGATGAACGCCTACGCCACCTCGGGGATGACCGCGGCGCGGGCCACCGACGTACTCGTCGCGACCGCCCGCGAGGGCAAAGCCGAACCAGCCGAGCTCGCCGCGCAGATGGGCCGGCTGCTTCCCGTCGCGGCCGAGCTGGGTATCAGCTTCGAGGACGTCGGCGCGTCGATCGCGACGCTGTCTCTCAACGGCAACGACGCGGCGACCAGCTCCACGCAGCTCGGCAACGTCATGTCGAAGCTGCTCAAGCCGTCCCAGCAGGGCGCCGCTGCGCTCGAAGCGGTCGGCCTGTCCGTCGAGGACCTGCAGACGATGATCGCCGAGCGCGGGTTGCTCGGCACGCTCGAGGAGCTGAAGGCGCAGCTCGGCGAGGCAGGGTTCACGAGGTTCCTGGAGGACCAGCAGGCCGTGCAGGGCGGCCTCGCGTTGCTCGGCGGGGACCTTGACGCGACCCGGGAACGGTTCGAGGCGCTCGGCGATTCGGCTGGTGCGTCCGCTGACGCGTTCGACAAGACGGACAGCGGCGCCCGCGACATGCAGAAGGCGTGGGCCGAGGTCCAAGCGGCGATGATCGAGGTCGGCGGGATCATCGCGCCGATGGCCGCCGACCTGGCCCGCATCGTCGGGTCGCTCGCCAAAGCGTTCGGGGATCTGCCGGGGCCCGTCCAGTCGTCTGTGGTGGGTCTCCTGGGCCTCGCAGCGGCCGCCGGGCCGGTCCTGTGGGTCGTCGGGAAGCTGATGACCACCTGGGGGCAGCTGTTGCCCCTCATCGGGAAGCTCAGCGGCCCGCTCGGCACCGCCACCGGGGCGCTCGACAAGGCGACCGCGTCCGGTGTCGGGTTCACCTCCGGGCTGCAGAAGCTCCCCGCCGCGGCACGTCTCGCGGCGGGCGGGCTCGCCGCACTCGGGACGGTCCTGGCCGGGCTCGAGATCTTCAACACGCTCCGGGTCGGGCGGGTCGCCGACGAACTCAAGGGCCTGACCGAAGGCATCGACCTGGACAGCCTCGAAGGCACCCGGGAAGCGCTCAACCAGTACCGGGAGGAGCTCGACGAGCTCGAATCCCGGGAGGGCAGGGGCCGCCTGTTCTCTGTCGGCGGCGCGAACGTGTTCGCGACGAACGGGGACGCGGACCGGCAGGAACGTATCGACCAGCTCCGGACGAACATCGAGGAGCTCGAAGCGTCCGAGGAGTCGCTCGAGGGCCAGGAACGCGAGACGGCAGCGGCGTTCGCTGGGACGACCGGCGCGATGACGGACCTGACCGATCAGACGACCCTGGCGATCAACGCCGTGTCCGCCTACTCGGACGCGCTACGAGCCCAGTTCGATCCGCTGTTCGGGATGCTCGACGCGATGCACGCGAACGCCGAGGCCCAGGCAGCGGTGACCGAAGCGCAGACCGGGCTGAACGACGCGATCGCAGAGTTCGGGGCCACGTCCCCCGAAGCCGCGGCGGCTCAGGCTGCGCTCACCGAAGCGCAACGGCAAGCGGCCGGCTCCGCGCTGGACGTCACGGGCGCGACCGCGAGCCTGAACGCGGCGATCGCCGCGAACCCCGCGCTGCTGCAGTCGTCGAAGGACCAGTTGTCGACCTGGGTCGCGCAGGGGCTCCTGTCGGCGGACACCGCGGCGGCGATGGGCGCCCAGTTCGACGCGACCGCGGCGCAGGCGACAGCGTTGGGGCAGACCGACCCGAATGTCGCTGTCGACGCCACCGACAACGCGTCGGGGACGATCTGGTGGGTGCAGCAGGGCCTCGACAGCCTGCGCGACAAGACGATCCACATCACCGCGGTCCACAACCGGATCATGGGATCGATCAACGCCGGTGATCGGCCTACCGGCCGCGCTTCCGGCGGCCCGGTGCGGGCCGACACGCTCTACGAGGTCGGCGAAGGCGGCGCCGCAGAGCTGCTGCGCATGGGTGGCCGCACCTACCTGATCCCCGGATCGGACGGCCATGTCGACCCGGCCATGGCCGGCGGGCAGCTCGTCGCCGCGTCCGCTGGTGGCGGTGGCGGGAACGTGTACGCGCCGACGTTCCAGATGACGTTCAACGGGCCCACCAACAGCCGCCAGGTGATCGAGGCGATCAAGGACTACGAGCGGTTCAACGGGTCCGGTTGGCGGAACTGACCGGTGGCCGCCTGGAAGATCCAACCTGACGTCGACCTGCGAGTCGTCCTGTTCGCCGCCGGGCCGTTCGACAACCCGTTCGACTCCGACGGCACCGACGTCACCGACTACGTCCGTAACCAGGGGATCACGATCAGTCGCGGACGGTCCGACAAGTTCACGTCGTTCCAGGCCGGCACCTGCGGGCTCACCCTCAAGAACAACAACCGCGAGTTCGACCCGTCCTACCCGGCCTCGCCGTTCGCTCCGCTGCTCAAACCGTTGCGGCGCCTGCAGGTCACCGCGATCTACCAGGGCACCCCCTACGTGCTGTTCACCGGCTACGTGCAGGGATGGCCGCGCACGTGGACGAAGGTGTCCGGTGACGTCACCATCGTCGCTCATGACGCCATCGGGGTCATGTCCCGCACAACGACCGGCCAGTCGTTCGGGTCTCTGATCCTCGACGACCCGAACCGTGGCCGGCTCGACGCCAACAGGTTGAACGGCGACCTCCGGGAACAGATGGCCGGCGACCGGGTCGGGGCGCTGCTCCAACTCGCCGGGTTCGCGGCCGGTGCCAACTTCGAGATCGACGAGGGACTCACCCGTATCGTCGCTGGTGACACCCCCGGCAACATCCTCAACCTGATCCAGGAAGCGGAGACAGCCGAAGCCGGGTTCTTCTTCGTCGACAGGGAAGGCGTCATCCGGTTCCTGTCCCGGCACGCGCGGTTCCTCGTCGACCGGCTTGCAACGGTGCAGGCGACGTTCACCGACTGCGACTACGCCGACCTGAGAGTCGACCATGACCTCACCCAGGTGTGGAACGACGTCACGTTCACCCGCCCCGACGGCGGCCCCCAGAACGTCAAGGACGACGCCTCCATCCACGACTACGGGGTCATCGCTTACGACCGCGAGATCCCGGTGGTGTCAGACGGCGACGCCCTGGGCCGCGCCCAGTTCTGGCGTGACCGTTACTCGCAGCCACAGGACCGGCCGGGGCCCGTGCTGATCCGGCCCCGTCACAACATGGCCGCCCTGTTCGCCGCTGTGGCGGGCAGTGAGCTACTCGACCGGGTCGAGATCGAACGGACCCCGCTCGCGGTCGGAGACCCGGTGACGTTCACCGGTCTCGTCGAATCGATCGAACACCGGATCACCAACCAGACATGGGAAACCGCGCTCGGGATCTCCCCGGTGGACCTGGCCGACGTCGACAGCTTCCTCCGGCTCGACGACCCGTCCCTCGGCGAACTCGACGCCGACAACCTTCTCGCCTACTAGGAGCGTCCGCTGATGGCTTGGACCGACCCGAAGACCTGGGCAACGAACGAGGTGCTGACCAGCACCGACATGAACACGCACCTGCGCGACAACCTCGATTGGTTGGCGAACGATCACCCTCGCTGCCAAGGCAACCGGGCCGGCACCCAGAGCATCACCGACGGGGCGTCGACAGCGATCGCGTTCAACTCGTTGGACACGTTCGACATCGGCAACATGCACGACACGGCGTCGGACAACACGCGGTTCACCGTCCCTGCCGGCGGCGACGGGCTCTATCACGTGGCGGCCTGGGGGGCGTGGGAACCGGCGGCGCTCGGGTTCCGGGCCGTGTACCTGCAGCTGAACGGGTCGAGCATCTTCTGGCGTGACCGCGAACCGAACATCGGTGCGGGCGCGACCGTCTACATGTCGGTCGACGGGTACACGCCGATGGCCGCCGGTGACTACGTCGAGATGGTCGTGCAGCAGAACTCGGGGGGCGCGATCACGTTCTCCGACGCACACCTCGTGATCAAATGGGTCGCCTTCTGATGGGGTACGCGCTCGCCCCGTCGCTCGTCGTGTGGCGTGCCGAGCTCAACGCCCGGTGGCCGCAGCGGGACAAGACATCGGACGGCTGGATCGGCGACACCGCTCATTCCGCCCGCGTCTCCGATCACAACGTCGGCGCCCGCAACCTCGTGCACGCGTTCGACTCCGACGAAGACCTCGACGGCAACCCCGCCGACGGTGGCCCCGAACTCGCCGGCATCGCCGAGATGCTCCGCGCCTCGCAGGACCACCGGGTCAAGTACGTCATCTACGAGGGGCGGATCTTCGCCGGCCGGTTCGGTCCGGCCCCGTGGGCATGGCGCACCTACTCCGGTGTGAACGCCCACCGGCGGCACCTGCACCTGTCGATCCATTCGACGGTCGCCGCTGAGACCGACACACGGTCGTGGTTCCCCGCCATGACCCCGCACGTCCCCCAGGAGGACGACATGCCCACCCCCGCAGAACTCGTCGCAGCGCTCAACCAGGCAGCGGCCGGCGGCCAGCTCGACGACTTCTTCCAACGATCCGGCACCGTCCTACGCGACGTCACCAAGCTCGCCCGGGCCGATCAGTCGTCCGCGATCGCTGCGCTGATCCGCCAGCTCGACGTCGGCGCCGACGAGACCGAGATCGCCACCGCGGTCCTCGCGGCGCTCACCCCGCAGGCGATCGCCGCAGCGATCCCCGACGAGCTCGCGGCGCAGGTCGTCGACGAGCTCCACCGGCGCACCGCGCCCACCGGCTGATGACCTGTTGCCATCCGGTGGCGACGTCGATGTGTGAGGCCTCCACAGGTGCCGGGTGACGACCTCGCGCTCCCGATGGACCGCGCTGCATGGCCTGGTGCGGCTCTCCCTCGGAGCGGCACTGATCGTCCACGAGGGCATGGTCCGCGAACGGGCCCAGTGGGACGTCCTGGTAGCTGGCCTGGGCCTCCTGACCCTTCCCGACGCCGTCAGATTCGACCGGTGGATGGGACGCCTCCGGGCCCTGGCAACAGCGGAAACGAACCAGGACGAGGAGCCGCCCCGGTGAGCTGGCTGCGTGACCACCCGGCGTCGCTCGCCACCGGGGCGGCCGTCGCAGCCTCCACCTTCATGGCGCTCGCCCGGGTCCTCGGATGACCGACGACCCGCAGCAGCCCAAGGGCACCAACCTGGCCGTCGAGCTCCGCCGGGGCCGCCGGGTCCGTTACCGGGTGACCGCCATGTTCGTCGTGCTACTGCTCGTGGTCGTCGGAGCGTTGGTCTACTACCGGTGGCAGCGGACCGAGGACTGCCGGGTGGCCTACGTGGTCCGGGAGCACAGCGAAGCGAAAGACGAGCGGATGTTCCACCGGATCGCTGAGCGGTTCGGTGCCGACGAGGTCGAGATGGCCGACATCACCGCGATCATCCGCGACGAGTACGACACGATGCCGGAACCGGCGGCGTGCTGACGGACACCTGAGTTCTCCGCCGTCTCTCCCTGGACGGCGGTCCCGCGCGCCCACGGGCGCACCAACCCCAGGAGACCCAGAGATGGACCCGAAGAAGATCGTCGTCCGCGCGCTCGTGACCGCCGTCCAGGCTGTGCTCGCGGTGCTCGTCGCCGCCGGCACCACCGACCTCAACGTCGAGACGGCGCAGGCCGCGCTGATGGCCGGCGTCGCGGCGCTGCTGTCCGTGCTCTACAACACGGCGAACCAGTGGCTCGCCACCGAGGACAGCGCTCCCGCCCGGTAACCGGCGCCTCTAGCGTCACGTGACGGAATGTGCCCCGGGTCGAGAGACCCGGGGCACCGTCGCGTCTGGGGTCAGAACAGGGGGCGGACGTCGTGGCCCAGCTGGAACGTGATCGGCCGCACGTCCGACCGGTCCGTGCACACGACCAGATGGTGGACCTCGTCAGGCCGCGGCCCCCGGCACTCGCACTCCACGCACTCGTACACGGTCACCTCGTCCATGCCCACCGGTCTACCCGGGCGCCGTCACGGCCCCTCCCGCCAACGCACCTCGATCACCTCGCCCACCGGCAGAGCGTGCTGGCGCACGGGCCCACGCGCCGGCGCCCGGACAGGACGCGGCACGGCCGGGTGGCGCGGGGCGAACAGCCGCGGCTCGACCTCGCGCGCCCACCAGCGCACCAGAACGACCAGCACGGCCACGGCCACCGCGAGGTAGACGAGCCACCTCACCGGCGTGTGCCCTCGTCGAGCATCCGGAACAGCATGTGCGCCGACACCGCCAGCGCGAGCGGCGGATAGCCGGCGAGACCCCACCGGACGTACCGCAACGGCACGAGCTCCGGGTCGACCGCGAGCACGTTCGCCACGAGGCTGCCGCCGATGCCGAGCACGAGCCCTGCGACGGCGAGCGGGTGCCCGGCCTTCTCCTGGCGCCGGTCGGCGATCAGCGAGCACGTGCACGCCACCGCCAGGCCATCGATGCCGAGCGGCAACCAGCCGGACAGCGACCCCATGCCGGCGGTGACCGCGAGGTCTCGGATGTGGATCCACGACACGACGGCGCACACCGCGGCGACCGTGCCGACCGCGGCGACGGTGAGCACGAGCAACGGCATGGGCGTGCCGGTCGACGCCGGCGGGCGTGCCGCGGGCTGGCGTGCCGGGCGTGCCGCCGCCGGTGCGGGGGCGGCACGCGGCACGCCGGTGTCGCGTGCCGGGGCGGGGGAGGGCGGCACGGGCTCGGCCGTGGTGTCGGCACGCGGTTCCGTGCCGGGCGTGCCGTGCCGCTCGGCGAACACGCGCACCCACTTCGTGCCGGTGCGCGGCGCCCACCCGACCTCGCCGGCCAGCTCCGGGCCGCGGATGTCGCCGCGCCGGTCGAGGAAGATCCGCTCGGCCAGGTCCCGGCGCTCGTCGTCGGTCAGGCTCGCCCGGTCGATGTCGCCGGTGTCGTCCTCGGGTTCGATCGTCTGCATGTCGGAGTCCTTCGTTCTGGGTCGGCCACCGCCTAGCGGCAGCCACGAAATCGGCGGGTGCTCTAGACCTCTGGGGGTCTAGGCCTAGACCCCCCTCTATGGCCTCTGACCAGGGATCTATCGGCTAGAGCCGGATGGCGATAGACGCCGGAACCCCTGGTCAGAGACACCGGTGATCTGCCTCTAGGCTCTAGGCCACCTGGGCGTCGACGGGCGTGTCCGGTGCCCGTTCGGCGACGGCATCGAGGAGCTGCTGGCGGGTGACGCCCTTGTGGTTCGCGCCCTTCCCGTCCACGGTGAGCCACGTCTGCGCCGTCTCGATCCCGAACGTCGACCGCAACGTGTTCGCCAGGGTCGTGGCCTGCCAGCCGTCGTACTGGTCCGGCCACCGCTCGGCCAGCCGTGCGCACAACGTCTTCGACCAGGCCTTGTCCTCGCCCGGCTCGAACACGTCGAGCAGGTCGTCGAGCAGCCGCCGGCGGGGCGTCTCGGGGATCACGTTCTCGCCGGCCGCCATGCCGGTCAGCAGACCCGCCCGCTCGCGCCCCGCACGACCGCGTGCGCACACGTTCCGAAGGGCCGCCAGGTCGAGCACGTGCGTGCGTGCCGTGAGCCCCTTGCCGCCCGTCGTCTGGTTGTCGTCGGAACCGAGGAGGATGCCGACACCCTTGTGCGAGTCGAGGAACTGGGAGGCGTCCAGCCCGGCGGTGTACGTGCCGGCCCCGAGGATCGTCTCCGACGCCTGCCAGTTCATGACGTTCATCGCGAACCGCGTGCCGATCTGGCCGCGCAACCCCTCGGGGATCACCTTCGCGTCCGGGCGCTGCGTGGCCAGCACGGTGATGTACCCGGCCGCCGGGCCGACCTTCACCAGCTCGGTCAGCAGCGCACAGATCGTGCCGCCGTGCTCCGGGTGCTCGAGGTACCGCTGCACCTCGTCGATGCAGATCAGGGTGAGCGGCATCTTGTACTGCGGGCGCCGGGTGATCTGCGGGGTGACCTTGCCCTCGGGGCACACGTCGTCGGGCATGTCGGCCATGCGCTCGTACCGGCCGTTCATGTCCTCGATGCAGTCCTGCAGGACGGCGACGAGGTCGTCGACCACAGCGGTGCGCACGCCGGCGGCGTAGTAGTGGGCGACCTGCTCGAACGGCTTCCAGTCCTTGCCGCCCTTGCCGTCCCACACGAACAGCCGGGTGGTGGGGTCGAGCGCCGCAGCGGCCGCGGGGAGACGCGCGGCGTACGTCTTGCCCATGCGGGGGATGGCGCCGACGAGCAGCGACGACCACACGAGCGACACGTCGACGGGGCGGCCGCGGGCGTCGATCCCGAACGGGAACGCCTTCCAGAAGTCCCACGTCTGGGCGGTGGCCAGCGGAGAGATCGCGGACGTGGCCTCGTACGGGTCGCGGTCCGCGATCCACACGACGACCCGCCGCGCCGACCCTTCGGTGCCGCGCACCCGTTCGACGAACACCCGGAACTCGTCGATGTTCAGCCCCGACGCGATCTTGACCCGGTCCTTGACGGCCTGGTCAGCGGTCTTGCCCGCCGGGAGCTCGATCGTGGCCCGCACACCGGGGCCGTCGTGGGCGATGGGGGACAGGAACCGGATCTGCCCGGGCGGTTTGCCCGGGTCGAGGCTGGACAGGCCTGCGGCGGCGAACGCCTGGATGAGCAGGTCGGGGGTGATCTTCCGTGCGCCCGGCGGAACGGTGGCCTGCTCGAGCCACGGCCTGTCCTTCGGTGCGCCGATGCTGCCGAGCACGCCGATCACGGCGGCGGCCACGGCGTAGCGGGTGAGCGGCGACCAGGGGGACAGGATCACCCCGGCGGCCACCGCGCCGACGACGAGCGGGGCGAGGACGGCGAGCGCCCACCCGCGGTTGTGGACCCGCTGGTTCCGCAGGTTCGACAGGCGGCTGTACCCGACCGTGTCCTTCCGGGCCGCGGTGTCCCACCTGAGCTCGCGGCCTTCGGCGTCGGTCACCCACCGGAACAGGAACACGACGACCCGGAACAGGCCGCGGGGCGACCAGCGGAGCAGCTGCCCGGCGTACTGCGGGGTGCGCAGCAGGTGGAACGCGGCGACGTGCCACGAGTGGGCGAGCACGCGGCGCACCGCGGCGGCCGGGTGCCGGACCCACGTCGGCACGATCGGCGGGCCGGCCTCCCGGTCGAGGACGGGGACCTCGTCGCGGTACGGGCGCGGCGGCGCGAGCGGCGACATGACCTCGGGGCGCAACGGTGTCGCCTCGTCGTCGTCGTGTGGGGCGTCGTTGGGCGTGCGCGAGTCGGGGATCGGGGGGAGCAGGGGCAGCGGGGAATCGGGCTGGAGATCGTCGGCGAGCCACGTGGTGTGACCGCGGAACGCCTGCCGGAACCGCGAGTACCGGACCTGCGCGGGGCCGAGCTTGTTGCCGCTCATCGGCCCTGACGCTCCCGGCGCTTCCGGCCCCGCTTGACGGACTGGTCGGACCCGAACGTCTCGCGCACCCAGCGGGTGCGCTCGCGGTGCGCCTCGTTCTTCGTCGCGCGCCAGTTGCGACCCAGATGGTCGTCGTAGGCGCGAGCTAGCTTCTTGCTCGCCATGACGGGGTTCCTCCGTCGTGTGCATGGACCCCGGGCAGGTGGACGCCTGCCCGGGGTCACCCGGTTGTTGTGATCCCTAGACTACACATCTGTCTAAGGATCACAACTAGGATGGTGGCGTGGCACGACTGGTAGACCTCGACGACATCATCGACAGCGCAGGCGTGGCCGAGCACCTCGGGCTCAGCCACTCCAACAGCGTCGGCACCTACAGGTCGCGCTACGCCGACTTCCCGCCCCCGGTCCTCGACCTCGGCTCCGGCCGCTGCCTGCTCTGGCTCCGCTCCGAGGTCGAGGCCTGGCGCAGGCTGCGGAAGGGCGTATCGCGTCAGTCCCGACCGACTGCCAGCGAGTAGAACCGGATCAGGGACTCGGCGTCGTCGGCCCGAAGGTCCCGATCCGCCTTGAGCAGCTCCTCGGTCGTGGGCGGGAGATCATCGATGAGTCCGGCTCGCCGGAGCACCGTCCCGGCGGGTCGCCCGCAGGCACGGTCGATGGCGAAGAGGGCGGCGAGCCCCGGCTCGTTTCGTCTGGTCTCGTACCGGCTGATCTTGTCCTGGCCGAGTCCGGCGAGTTCTCCGAGCCGCAACTGGCTGAGGCCAGCGGCGGTGCGGGTGGACCGGATGGCGGCGGCCAATGCCGTCTGTTCGTCAGGTTGAAGCTCCATGTCGATGGACACTAGCGCCATGTCGCAACACGCGGACGTCGCAGGTGGTCCTTCTGCATCGTGAGGCGCCTACGTCGCCCGCCGCGCCCATCCGCGCGCCCATCCAATCAGGCGGATGAGCAGACCTGAACGGCTGGAGCGGAACACCGCAGGCCCGTGAGCAGGGCGTAGCGGCTACAGCGGACCCCAGCGGAACCAGGCCCGGCCTTGCCAAGGTGAGGGCCGGCTGGCGCCCGCACCTCGTCGTGCGTCACGCTGCGTGCGGCCCATTCCC